ATTACGGGTCTGCGCGATTTATATTTATTAAAATATATTTAATTAATTTAATCTATTTATATAAGCAGGGGCAAAAATCATCTTATTATATTATAGTGTATTTATTTATATGGCTAATAGTCATAAAATTAAAGTTGTTGACAAACCTTTAGGTAGACAGAAGGCAGTAGGACAGGCTTATACAGAAGCAAGAGTAATTGAAATAGACCCAAGACAAAAAAGTAAAGCATATTTAGATACATTAATACATGAAATGCTTCATGTCTATAATCCAGAGTGGTCTGAAAACAAAGTTACTAAAACTGCAAATGAAATGACTGAAATTATTTGGCAAAAAAATTATAGAAGAATCAAAAGATAATTAGCCGCCAATTTTAATTATTTTATTTATTAAATTTAGGTTCGACGAATGTGACCTCGAAATATAGCAGGTTCGACTAGGGTGATGGTGAAATATAGCAAAAATGAAAATGACTTCGAACATTTTGACCTCGAAATATAGCGCGGCGAAATATAGCCCCATCTCCACTGGAATGTCAAGAAAAAAATGCCCCAGACCCGTCCTTGAGAATGAGTCTCATTTGCGATTTTTAAGAAAATAACAAAGAAAAATGCTAATTTTATTCATTTTAATAATTTTAATTGCAATTATAGATATTTTTACGAATAATCTTGACACAAATTAGGAAATAGTTCAATATATTTAATAACATGACTGCTCCCAAAAAGAAAACCAAGAAAAATAAATATAAGTTAGATGAAGCTGGACTAAAACTCGCCCAACGCTACGAAATGGCATGGCATAAGTTGTTTTATTCTAAAAGTAGATGGACACAAGAAGAAATAATTAATGAGCCGCATGGTAGACACGCGAATGAGTTTGCCAAGGAAGTAAGAAGGATGGCAGAGAACAATAGTATAGATATAAAAGTAAGTGGGAAGATTTATTAAATTTAATTTTATTATTTTATTTACTTGACCTCAACTTGGATAACCCTTATACTGGTTGAAGGATGAACGAAAAGAAAAAACGTAAATCGGGTGCGGGTCGGAAGAAAGGGAGCGTTAGCTTCTGTATGGTTCCCCTCACAGAGTTAGTATCCAAACTGCCTAGCGGGGCAATTATCGTAGTGAGTAGGAAGTTCTGCGAATCTATGGGTATCGAGGGGCAACCTGTCGTATCCACGCCGACCATGATGATGCCTCTTGCTACTGCTGCCAAAGCTAATGCCGTACAGGTTACTGACTTGAATGAAAGTAAGAAAGAAACCGCGCCAGACTTTAGCGTTGACAACTGGTAAGAAATCCCTTACAATTAAAGACGATGAGTGAAACCTACTTCCCAGATATAATTGGTCAGAACCGTGTCAAAAAAGCGTTGGGCTTTTATATTGACGGTTATCAAGAAACGAATTGCATACCGCATCTGATGTTTACTGCACCTCGCGGGTGCGGCAAGACTACGATGGCAACTGCTATGGCAAAGAACCTTGTTGGGCCTGACGGTGCGATTAAGCCTCTTATTACTATCAACTGTTCTACCATCAAGAGCCTCAAGCAGTTTTTCAATATGATTGTGATACCTCATATGGTTGAGCGTGATGCCACCGTGCTGTTTGACGAATGTTCTGAATTGCCCAAGGATGTGACGATGGCACTACTGACCATCACCAACCCTAATCCAGAGAACCAGAACGAGTTCTCCTATGAGGACTATAACGTGGTGTTTGACTTTCGCCGCTTGAGCTTCATGTTCGCCACTACCGAAGGGCAAAGTATCTTCCATGCACTCATGGACAGAATGGAGCGCATCGACTTGGAAGAATATAAGTTAGATGAACTTGGTAAGATTGTGTTGCTTGGATTAGACGGTTATACTGTCGAGCAAAAAACGCTAGAGAGTATTTCTAACGTCCTGCGAGGCAACGCCCGTGCTGGTCAGAAAATGGCGATGAAGATGCGCCTATACCTTGATGCTAAAGGTCAGACTCATTTTGCCGACAAGGATTGGAAGGAACTTATGGACAAGCTCGGTATCCTGCCGCTTGGCATCTCCGTCCAAGAACTCAACCTCATGCGTTACATGGCGCGGAAGAAGGCAACTCGCCTTACCGAACTCGCCGCAATCACTGGACTCTCCAAGGGAGCAATCCAAAAAGATTATGAGTTATATCTCTCCAAAATGGGTCTAATGGAGATACAACCAGAGGGTCGCTCCCTCACAACAAAAGGATTGGAGTATCTTAATGACCTCGATGGAGTTAAAAAGAACAAGTCTAACAAGGCTAGTAAAAAATAAATATAAAATAGATGATGAGCCTATACGGATGTCTGATTACGAATGGCGCGGCACATTAAATAATAGTGATTTATTTGTAGTTATTAAATATAACCTTGGTGCTTGGAAAGTAAAATATGCTGAAACAGAATACGATCTAAATAATGTAGATTATATATATGTAGCGCAAGAATGGAGTCCGATGAAGTATATTATAAATAAAGATAAGATAGAAATAAATAACTTAATAACATTTTTAGGATGGAAATAAATAAAAATAAACTTGAATTTAGTCAGGAAGTAGGCTAATATATAGATGTGGGTGCAACGCCCACAGTTCGTTCATCATCATCGAATCCTCCTGCGGGAAACTGCGGGGGGATTTTTTTTGTATTTTCTTTAAAACAGTGTAAATAATAATAAGACCTTGCTAAATAAATAAATAAGGCAAGCTCAACAGGTTATGTTCAAATAAGCTTTGTAGAATAGGTTCGTCAAATATAGAACTGAAATAAAGTAAAAATAAAACAGGCCCAAATAAGGTAAGGTTTAAACTAAATGAGAGTCAATCTCAACGTCCCTCCTTTATGCTAATGAGACTCATTCTCAATTTCACCGGTCCCGATGTTGGCAATCAAAATTCCAAGAAAATGATCGACAAACTATTTTGCCGCTCACGAATGATCGACAAACAAATTTGCCAATCAAAATCTTCCCAAAATGATCGACAAAAAAAAGTAAAAAAAGGCTTGCACTAAAATGGGATGTACGGTATACTATTAAAACAGTGAGGGTAACACCTCCACGATCTTTGAGACAATTTAAGAAGGCGACTGTGGTAGTCCTCACGCAAGTGAGTGCCCTCGCGGGAAAGCCCCCAGTGGAAGCGCGACGAAACTGGACGGTGATACGATACCGGAGGGATGGGGTTCGACTCCTCACGCCCTAACAATTTAAGCCTTGGGTGACGGAACAAACGTCCGACAGAGGAAACGGCCCAAGCAATTTTTACTCCGGCGACGGTTGGAGTAAGGGAATGGCTGAATAACCCTCCATCATAAGGGGTAAGGCACAGGGCCGCGCGTTAGAGTGCAATCGTATGAGGCGCGTGGTTCTGGTAGACTGGTAAACTTGAACTGTATTGTGCACTGGTCTTGATGGTAATGCAGCAATCCATCTTCCCATTAATTTAGCATAATCCTGAGGTTGGTGAAAACCATTAAAGAGATATTAAGCAACAACGCCGAAATCCGCCTCTGATTTTTTTTGCCCTAATGTTAATTTTTTGCTTGACACGCCGGGACCGGTCCCGGCGCCTGTCAAGCTTTTTTTATTCACAGCCTGTGAGAATTTCTTAAAAAGGGGCGATTTCTCCGGTGTGAAATTCGGCGTATATAAGAAACTATTTGACCCCATACCCTGCAAAAACAGTGTCAAGCTCAAAAACAATTACCCTATATAAACGCATTTAATTAGCCTAATTAAAAAAGATGTGTGTGACGTGCATTTTTTTCTTGCCAGTGATTAGGAAGTGTGAGATAATGGTTTTAGTCGATTGAGACATAACTACTAACGAAAGAGAACGAACTATGCCTATTACCGCAAAACAAAGCAAAAACAAAGATTGGGATTTCACCGTAGCACAGGAGGAGCTTTTCCTGCCTGACGGCAAGAAGTCCGGTTTCTTCGCGTCCCGCCGCCTCGACAACAACGAGGTGCTGGGCTGTCACACTAGCCGCTACGGCATCGTCCAGAATGGCGACCTAGTGGAAAAAGCCGAGAGTGCTTTTCGCCGCAAGGGATTGGGCGATTTTGAGCGCAACATCTATGTGACTGACGGCGGAGCCAAGCTGCGCGTCAATTACGACTTCCAAGGTCACGATATTGAAGTGCCAGAAGTGGGTGACAAGATGGGCTTTCGCCTGACCTTGCAAAACTCATTTGACCGCTCGCTGCGCGTGTCCTTTGCGCTCGGTATGCTTCGCCTCGTTTGCACCAACGGTATGCAGACGCTCGAAAAGGAATTGGATATGCTCAAGAAGCACTCCAAGAACTTTGACCTCGGCGCGTTGCTGACTGATGACGCAATCGACAAGGCTATGGCTACGTTCACCAACACGGGGAACACATACGCCGCGCTGGCTCGCGTTGGAGTTACTCAAGAGCAAGGCATCTTCGCCCTGCAAAACCAAGCCAACACTGGTTTGATTTCTGACAAGGTGCGCGAGGGTATCGCAAGCGTGTGGAACAACCCACGCGAGGATGGTGCTGACGGTTCGGTTGGTGATGACCGCAACCTCTACCAACTCTACAACGCTGCCACGCAGTACCTCACCAGTGACAACTTGGTTGACAAGAAGTCTGGCGATGCTGTCGGCACGTTCGAGTCCACCCGCTTCGAGTACGCGAACCGCGTTAGCTCGCAACTGCTCAAGCGGTTCAACCTCGCCAGCGACAACCCCAAGCGGTTTGACAAACTGGTTGCGGTTGCCAAGGCTGACGGCGTAAAGGTCGAGAACAACTAGGCCAAACCTACAAACACCCCCCGCCTTCGGGCGGGGATTTTTTTGCGATTGTGGAAACTTTTTGCTTGACATTCGGCGGGACCGGTCCCGATTTTGTCAAGCTTTTTTTTGTGCGTTTGCGAATAACTTTCTTCTTGACGTAAAAGCGGATGTGTAGTACTATATAAACATGATGAACGAATTAGATCAACTCAAAGAAGACATTTGCATGAAGAGCTTCGGTCGCAGCCGAAGTCTCGCGCTAGCCGCAGGGCAGTGTGTTAAGTGTGGAACCTATGACCTCGACTTTCGCGATGAACCATCGCAACGTGAGTACAAACTCACCGTGTGGTGTCAGTCGTGCCAAGACGATTTCTTCGGGCTGGATTCGGACGGTGAAATCGCATGGGAGGAGGATGAGGATTAATGGATATCGCAAACACACTTAAGCGCGAGGTCTATCGCAACCTTCACTTCAGGAACGAGACCGTTTATTCTGTACGTAAGGAAGGCCTTGTAGAGGGGCATGCCCTGATGGTCATCATGGACGGAACGACTAAGACCCCAATTAAGTTTGCGGTCGGCCCTAAGGGCAACCAGCGCGTACGTGATGAAGAGCGCAAGAACGTGCACGCTGTTATCCGCGGGCACATCAACAACGCCGTGTGGTATACAAGTGACATGGATGTGGATGCATTCGAAATGGGTCATGCTAAGGATGCCTGCGAGTACTTTAAAAAACAGTACATGATCGAGCGTGAGGGATATCGATGGCTTGAGGTTGTATATAATCCTTACAAGTACCGCACCTTCATGACTCGTGACACGGATCCTTTCAGATCGAATGAAGACGTCTATGAGCCTATCTTTACCGCTCGCACAGTCATCATCGGCGAGACGTGCTGGGCGCAAGTCCGGGCGGAGCACGAGATGAATTAATATTTTTCCTCCATCAGGCGGGTCCGGGTTTTATGTGTTTGACCGGGCCCGCCTACTTTTTTGCTTGACATTTCGGGACCGGTCCCGCGGCTTGTCAAGCTTTTTTTATCCACAACCTGTGAATTATTTTTTCATTTTTTTCTTGCCTTTTTCTGCTCAACCTGTATAATGCTCGCATGAAGATTAAAGCAAGAGTAAGCAAACAAGGATTTATGGGCAGCGCGTCCCGTGAACACAGAGTGAAGAAGGGCAAAGGCTCTTTCACTCGCAAACAAAAACACAAAAAAAGTATTGACACAAACTAGGATATAGGAGATAATCATAATGATGATGGACGATATAAAACTGACCTACATTCCAGACTCTCACGACTGGATTAAAGTATATTTGCAAGCACCTAACGCAGAACTTGCCGAGGCGTGGTTTAATTCCTTTTGGAATCACAACGCTACAAGCCAAGACGAGCCAGAATGGATATTCAAAAACGAGTTGGCATTTTGTACCACTTGGGACAAGCTAACCAAGGCCATGAATGATATTTTTCTTTTCATCCTTCTTAATGATGATGAAGATGCTTTCAAAGGCGAGGAAGGCGGCGCGATGCCGTTTGCCAAGGAACTAGCCAAGGCCAAGATTGCAGAGATGAACAAAAAAGATTCATCCATGCGCTACGGTCGCCAAGGTCACGTTTACACACTCGGCGATGTTTACACCAACGAGGAAAAGTCATTTTCTTCTGGAACGTGCGACGTTTAAGCTTGACCTTTAACCCTCAAACCTTTATTATACTCTGATGTTGAAATTCAAAGATGCAAACGGTAAACTCAAGAAGATGGCAAAGAAGCTTGGCGTTAAGCTTAAAACCTTCACTCTCCCTGCGGGCTATACTTGCGGCGGTGCAAAGGATTGCCTCGCGTATGCCGACAGAAAAACGGGCAAAGTGAGAGACGGCAAGGAAACACAATTCCGTTGTTTCATGGCATCGCTCGAAGCCACCTTTCCAAGTCTCCGCGCTATGGTGTGGGAGAATTACGAGCAGTTACAAGCGGCACTGAAAAACGGCGTTGATGCTTGCGCGGATCTGATCCACAACAGCTTGCCAAAGAAGTTTGACGTAATGCGCGTTCACGTTGGCGGCGATTACTTCAGCAGGGCGTATTTGCAAGCGTGGATTGAAGTTGCCAAGCGAAACCCTGACAAGGTGTTTTACTCTTACAGCAAAAGCTTGCACCTGTTCAAGCAATTTGCGTTACCGGAAAACCTTGTGTTGACCGCTTCCCGTGGTGGCAAGTACGATGATTTGATTGACCTCCACGCATGGAAAGAGGCGATTGTCGTATTCAGTGAAGAGGAAGCGGAAGAGCTTGACTTGGAAATTGACCACGACGATTCACACGCAGCGTTTGGCGCGGAGAATTTCGCGTTACTCATTCACGGCACACAGCCAGCAGGGAGCGCAGCAAGTGAAGCTTTGAAAGTCATAAAGAAAAAGGCAAGGGCTGCGTGATGGAATTTATTGTCCTTGTTGCCATCGGGTTGTATTTCGGCGCAAAGCTTAGTCGATAAAAATGACATTTTTTGCTTGACAGCCGGCGGGACCGGTCCCGCGAGATGTCAAGCTTTTTCTTTGTTATTTTTTTATTTGACACAAAGTCGGAAGTGGGGTATTATATAAACAGTGCGAACGAACTAACTAAAACTAAAAAAACTGATGAACAACCTACATTCATATACTAACTACATCACTGGCACAGAACTTGAGAACGGAAAGATTCTCCTGTATGCTGGCAAAACACGCAACGGTATCGATGACCGTAAGAAAGGCAAAATGGCTTGCGGATTCATCGCTGGCGTTGGCCTAGATGGTCGTCTGTTTGACACCGTCCACTCTAACCCTAACACCAAAAACGATAAGCTCACGGAGCAACGTCACATCAACACGATTCGTGCCGTGGCGCAATTACTCCCTGACGTTATCGTTGCTGGTAACACTTATGACGATGGATTTTATGGGGGAATCATTTCGTCCATCAGTCCTAGCGTCTACGACAAAGTCGTAAGCTGGGTACAGGGTACGCGCACTATGACAGAAAAGCGCATGGTGGCGAACAAGCGAAAGCTGGCTCGAAAGCTCGCTCAAGTGAAGCGAGCTAGGCAAGCAAAGAAGGCTTTGGCTTAACCCTAGTAGGGGGGAGAGAGTTTGGCGTGAATGCTTCGCCTCTTGAGTGGCTCTCTCCCCTCTTGACTTTTCAACAGAAACCCATTATACTTTTATACTTATGGAGAGAATACATATAATTATTGGATTGATAATCTTCTTTATTATTAGCATAACCGCTTCGGGCGATGAAGTCTTAACAAGGGACGAGCGTATTGTTGCACTCACTATACTGGGAGAAGCCCGTGGTGAAGGTAAAAAAGGAATGTATGCTGTCGCCTGTGTAATTCAGAAACGCGCGTCAGAACGCAACCTCACGCCAGCAAAGGTATGCCACCAACCTTATCAGTTCAGCATTTGGAACGCTGGAAAGGGTAAGATAAAAAAAGAAAGTGAGTTGTATTATTTGTGGAAATCTAAATCCATGATGTACGCCAGAGAGTTAGCGAGAACAGTTTGCAAAGGTAAATTGTTAGATCAAAAATTCACTGGTAACGCAAATCACTATTGCAGAAAAGAAATCAATAACTATTGGACAAAGAAAGGAACAATAACAAAGGTAATTGGAAATCATAAATTTTTCAAATTACGATAGGCTTCAAATAATAAATCAGTGCAAATATGACCCGTCCCGAATAAGGGGCGGGTTTTTTTAGGGCAAAAAAAAGGCCCGCTTTCGCGGGTTGTGTTTAGCCCTCCAAACTGGAGGGGGTGAAATCACCGTGTCCGGTGATCTCAAGGGCACGCCCGTGATCATACTCACGGATATGCTCCTCGCGCATCCGCACGGTGCGACCATCATCCTTGAGGATGAGCCACTTGCCGTGGCGCGGAGAGGCGGCGACCACGCCAACGTAACCGTTGACGTCTTCGACTTCCATTCCTAATGTAATCATAATGATATTGATAGGGCGCGAATTCTTAGGCAGTCGCGCTCGCCCATGATGTTAGTCCTTCCAGACCATGTCCAGATATTCACCGTAAGTAGCAAGGTAATCCTGCCATTCGGTGTCCGTCATTAGCGGCCCATGGATTGCAACCAGATTCGCCCAACGATCTTGGGTTTCCTGTTCGCGTGTCCACTCTTCATGCTCAAGCTGAGCTTCGATGTCTGCACTTATGGTCTCTTCTATGGTTGGCATCATGTCGTTCATCATTAGAAAGAATATAACACGCATCTAAGAAAAGCACAAGGAAAAAATTCAAAAACTATTAACAAAAAAAATGCAATTGTGAGCAAAAAAGACTTGACAGCCGCGGGACCGGTCCCGCTTATTGAGACCGAGTCTCACTAAAGTTGTGAATAACTTTCTCCTTGACAATTACATCCTTTTGTAGTATATTATTTACATGATGAACGATCCATATAGCCAGATAACCAGCGGAGACCGTGACAACCTGCGTGCGGAGTTTGACGAACAAATGGCGATAATTGACGGCGCGAATAACCCTGACATGATTTGGGTTCGTGGCACCCTGCCCTATGATGATGAGGGTGTACGGTGCGGGTGCGAAGACTACCCCTGTTGTGGGCATTAGTAACTTGTGAGTAAAAAAGACTTGACAGCCGCGGGACCGGTCCCGTTGAGACTCAGTCTCATTAAGATTGTGAATAACTTTTTGAAAAAACCGCTTGACTTTTTGGCATTTATGGGTTATATTTAAGCATGATTAAAACGAACATGAAAACTTACAACGTAGAGTTTACGACAGCATTCGCTGGCTCTCCGTTCGTCAACATCGTTCTTGAAGCCAAGGACGAAAAACAAGCTGAATGGGTTGCCCGTAACCTTTGCCGTTTCGGTTACATTAGCAACATCACAAAAACTGATGAAGTTGCTGCTTTTACCGAAGAAACTCACGCTTTTGCTTATGATGAAGATTATGAGATTTATTCATAGGTGGGACTGCGGATGTCCCACCCAGTATGCTATACTAGACGCATGATAATTAAGAACGAGATGAAAGAAAAACTAAAACCACTATTTGACCTAGACGGAACCCTTATCCGCGAGGAGCGCGGCTCAGATCGCCTATTTGATTTCCTACGGCCTCACGCTATTCTTAATCTCACAGAACACGACCTCACTCCTCTCGGAGTGTTAGTCAGAGACTCAGGCAAAGAATTTGACATTCTTACAGCACGCGGCCCAGAGAATGCGCAGTTTATCCGTATAGCTCTTGAAGCTCTCGGATTCAACGTCGGTCGAATCGTAACCGTAGGCGTAGACATTAACGAGCCAAAGGATTGGGCTAATGTTAGCAGCAAAAGAGTAGCGGCAAAGAAAATCAGAATTGCCAAATTCGTCCAAAGGAAATTGGTTGACAACGATGCTAGGAATCTGGTAGGATTAGGAGAGTTAGGAGAGCTAGTAGCTCAAGACCAAACAGAGTTTTAAGATGATGAATAAGATTATTACAATTAAAGCAAAAGCCAACGCAAGCCGGCGCACTAAAAACCGCATTCGTGGATTTGGCCCACGTTTCATCGTAGAGAAGAAACATGACCTTAATGACATCATGGCCCTTATCGGCAAGCGTGATTCAGAGTCTTGGTTGCTGCGCGAAGTGGGCGGCCCAGACGGTGATCCGTGGTTTGGCTGGCTGCCAGCTAATGAATTTGAAATTGTTGAAACTGAAGGATTTTGGTCTTGACATTTAATCGGAAAACCCATATACTATAAACAGATGATGAAGAAACACAACATACAAAACGCAAGCGTATTTGCCACAAAGCAATTACGCGACAATCTTAACAAAGTGCTTACTCGCAAAGAGCGGCAACAACTTGACGAAAAAGATGCTAAAACAAAATGGTATCTTGAATTGATGATTGCTGCTTGTCTCGGTGCTGCTCTTGCCCTTGGCTTTGTAGTCGCTCACGGTATGCTCACAACTGACTGGACTTGGTAAAGAACGATGAAAACACTATTCGAAGCAATTGACTCCCTTGTGATGCCACTCACATTCTTTATTATGATGCACCTTGTTGTGCTTTACATTATTATTCCTTTAATTATTTGGCTTTAACAAAAAACAAACCTATGCAAACTAAAACAAAAAAAGATTGGACACAAGCTCTGTTTGTGGGAAACATCGCAACCGTAACATTTATTGTCGGCGTGATCGTCGGTCAATTTGTCAAAGTCATAATTATGTGATTTTGATAGGGGTCTGAAAACCTACGCTTGAGCCTTTGAGGTCTGACCTGTAGCGACACAGCGTGATGACTACGACCCCACCCCCCTAGGGGTACCCCCGGGGGGGGTCTAAACTTTTTGCTTGACATCCGGCGGGACCGGTCCCGCTTATTGCGACTCGGTCTCAGTAAAACTTTTTTTAATTATCTTATGGGTAGGACTGCGGATGTCCCACCCTCTGTGCTATACTATACGCATGATGATTAAAGAAGATAAGAAACCAACATACACCCTCTGGAACGGTGTGCAACTCATCGCCACCTACCCACACACACGTGAGGGCATGAATGCAGCCATGCTACGTGCATCAGAGCTAGGCATAGGGGCCAAGCTATACTCATCACGTGATGACCTAGTGTGGAGCGCACGCATGGCAGATGACATGATGGATTGTGAATAACTTTCTTAAAAAACCGCTTGACTTTTTGACATTAATGAGCTATATTATACGTATGTTAAACAAGATAGAAAGCATATTCACAGTAACATTCACCAACGACAGTACCGTGTTCATTAAGGCAAGGGATAGGGGACACGCGCGCCGCATCGTGGAGCGGAACGGTAGCACATGGACACGCGCTGATGAGAGCGTTGAAATGGTGATTAAAAAAATTGAAAGAAGTTGCTAGGTAGGACAGCAGATGTCCCACCTCGTATGCTATACTAGACGCAGTTAAAAGATTATGGAAAAGAACAAGATGAACGAAACGATGACAGTAGAACAAGAAGCCCAACTCCTCCTTAATCAGGATGTACGCGTGACATTCGCGCAAAGCCAATTTTGGAACTGCACAGGTCGTGTGCGTAACATCATGGCCGATGGTCGCACACTTGAGATTGACCTTGATTGGGACGGCAAGACCGTTCTTCTCGATGTCACCTTCGTGGGTGAGATTCAAGAGCGGACACAGTTCGCCAAGACCGAGCAAAGCCTCGGCCCAATCGCTAACAGTGTTGTAAAGTCTACCCTTTAAGATGAACTACCATTATCAATTCGGCATGATTAAAACCACATCAAACAAAGAGCCTGTTGTAACTGATTTAGATAGTCAGTTTATGACTATCGACGGAGTGCTGCACTCTATTATCAGCCATCATTCATTTGATGATTTTGGTGCTACGTTGGACACTTTCAAAGTGATTAACTACGCTGGAACCATTCGAGAGATTTACTCTTTTGATGAGTGCGAAACATTCACCTTTGACAACGGAGAATAATTATATGTATAATCCAGAAAACCTTAAAGTAGGCGACAGAGTAAAGTCAACGGCCAGTGGTTGGGTTGGCGTAGTAGTCGGCGAAGGCTTTGGCAAACCAGACAAGGGAATGCTGCGCGTTCAACTCTCTTTCGGATTGACGCACGACTTTTATCCTAGCCACTTGGAAAAGATTAACTAAAAGAGCCTACCCCCTAGGGGGGGTGTGAATAACTTTTGCTTGACAGCCGGCGGGACCGGTCCCGCTTATTGAGACTTAGTCTCATTCCAATTGTGAATAACTTTTTCATTTTAGGGGTTGACTTTTTGTCATTTTTGTGGCATACTATATGTATTGAGAGTGAGAGAAACAAAAGAAGAAACTAAAAAGATTATGAGAAACCTACCAGCACTACCAGAGATGACCTTCGAGGTTACATTTGACAACGACAGCACGGTGTTCATTAGCGCACGCAACAAAGAACACGCTCGCCGCATCGTGGAAAACAACAAAGGATTTAGCCTGTGGCGTAGAAGAGACGACGAAGAGTGGCAAAAGCGCACCATAAAAAAGATTGAGATAAATTAATGGTAGGACTACAGATGTCCCACCCTATGTGATATACTAGACGCAGTTAAATGATTATGAAAGAACAAAACACTATGAAAGCAAACAACCTAATCCTCGGAGCTATTTACATCAACGCAACCACTGGCCAGCCTTGCCGCTTGGTCAACATCGTATCCTGCCAAGGTGTTTGGCTTGAGTCCTATGATGGACAAGGGTATGGTGAACTAGTCAGCTTCGATGATTGCCACTATGCAAGTCAGGATGAAGTGGAAGATTATCTTGAGGACTTGCGCGTTTACACCGCAAGCAACAAAGCACCATCTCACAAGTCACCAGTGAGCTATGATGAAGGATTAGACGAGGATGAAATTGCAAGCTATGAAAGCAAGCATGACATCACACCGAACACTTCCTCGCGCGTTAAGAACTACGACACGTATTGGAACGTGCAAGGTTACTACGAGGACAGCTACGGCAACGACATCCGTTGCAGGGATTAACCCCCCCACTCCCCCCGTATTTATGAAAAAACGGGGGGTGACGTTTTTTAAAAAACCGGGGGGTGGGGTCGAAAAGAGTCTCCCCGAAGGGTCGAAAAATCCCGGGGGTTATACGTTTTTTAGGGGATGCGGAGATTGATTGTTCCTTTTCGCGTTTTCGTACTTTTTCTTGAGCACGTATTCGGCTATGCCTTTATATAGCTCTTCTCGGGAAGGCGGCTCATCAATTATGTTTTGTTTGTTTTTGAGCATTTCTTTTAAAGCCCAAAAGGAGTTTCTTTGGAAATTGACTTTGTCTTTGTCACTTGTGTTAGAAACGCTTTCCGAATGGACATAATATAGGTGTACGGGCTCTGAGTTATTAGTATGAGCGATAGGTTCATGTTTTTTAATGTACTTTAAGTAGTTCCACGCGAGGAGGTCTTCATATCCGCAGTTATTGATTTCGTCTTCTGGAAAGAACTTTCCGTCTTGAGGAAGAAAATCGCAGTGAAATAAAGTGGCCCACGGTCCGAATTGTAATTTTTTAGCGGCCGATCGGGCCGTTTTTTTCATTTCCTTGTCCCAGCCGTAGCTTTTAGGCACAGACGAGTGTTTTAATCGTTGCCAGCAGCCAACAACATATTTAGAATTATATTTTTTTGCGGTTTCGAGCATCTTTGGGCGCTCCGGTAACATTTGATCATCTGCATCCATCATAAGGACCGCGGGATATTCGTCCTTATACTTATGACATTCTTTAATTAATTTGTTTTTCGCTTGACCAACGGTGTCGGCCTTATTAAAATTAAAAAAATGAACTTTTTGAGCGGTAGATTTAGGAATATATTCTATAATTTCCAAAAGGCTACCGTCAGTACTGCAGTCGTTACCGATAAGAAGTACCCACTTGTATTCTTTTAATGAATTTTCAAGGCTATCGAGACACATCTTAAGATACTTCTCAGCGTTATATACTGATAGTAACACTTGAATTCCATCTGTCGTCCACATTTTAGTTTTTAGTTGATTTCTTTGCAGAAAAAGTATATTATATATTACATGAAATCTTTCATTTTTGCAACATCTTACATAGACAGTGACGAAAAATATGAAAAAAGATACTTAAAATGGATTAATTACCACAAGACTCTTCCTTTCGCAGAAGATAAACAGATTTTCCTCATGGACGATGGCTCACCCGAAGAGTATGTCTCTAGATTCGAAGCGAAAATAATCAAACCAGAAGAAATCAATACAAATTATAAAGTTCCCCAAGGAAAATTGTGGCTAGACAAAGTTAACGTCTACCATTTTGACCAAAGACTAGGCATTAACCCCAAAGACAACACCCCGGGTATTTATGGAAGCACCTTGGGGTGGTACAGAAGCGTTTTCGAAACAGTCAAAATCGCTCGTAAATTTCAATATGATAAAATTATTCATGTTGAATCCGACGCTTATTTAATTTCCAAACAAATATGTACTTTTATTGACGCTTTAGACTCGGGATGGACAGCGTTATGGTGCCCTAAGTACTCTTTTCCGGAGACTTCTATACAAATTATTTGTAAAGATCAATTTGATAAACTAGAAGAGCTAAGAAATGCGGATTTAAATCAATTTAAAAATCTTCAAGCAGAATGGAACCTTCCAATTAGTCAGGTAGCAAAGTCTTTTGAGGGAGATAGGTATGGAGAAATGACAAATAAACAATTACCGGGAATAGATTACTATTGTCAGTGTGGATTGGACACAATTTTAAAATACAAAGGCTAATGAAAGGAATAATTTTAACTGGAGGGCACGGCTCAAGACTTTACCCCTCTACCTTGGCGACAAATAAACAGCTTTTGCCTGTATTTGATAAGCCTATGATTTATTATCCCATTACGACTTTAATAGAAAATGGAGTAAATGACATTTGTATTATTACTAATCCCGTATCTACATCAAATTTCAAACAACTGTTGGGGGATGGATCCCAGTGGGGTGTAAAAATTTCATATAAAGTTCAGAAACATCCGAATGGGATACCCGAGGCGTTTATAATTGCTAAAAGTTTTTTAAATAAAAACGAAGGAGTAACGTTAGTACTTGGTGATAACATATATTCTGGAGCAAATGATATTTTAACTGACGCTTTTCTTAATTTTAGCTCTGGCGGAACCGTATTTGGTTATAGAGTAGAAGATCCGGAAAGGTACGGTGTTGTAGAAATGAGCGGAAACAAAGTTTTGTCCATAGAAGAAAAACCTAAAAAGCCTAAAAGTAATTATGCGATACCGGGACTCTATATTTTTGATTATGAAGTAATAGAAATTGCAGAAAAATTAAAGCCCTCTAAACGCGGCGAACTTGAGATTACAGACGTTATAAAAGCGTACCTGCGTGATGATACTCTAAGCGTATTTAAACTTCCTAGGGGCACTGTGTGGCTCGATGCGGGTACTTCTAGTAGCTTGTTTGACAGCTCCGCATACGTTCAAGCTATCGAAAAGCGGCAAGGAATAAAAATTGGCTGTCCAGAGGAAGCAACATACAATCAGGGCAATATAAACAAAACACAATTAAGAAAACTAATAAAAAATATTCCTAATTCTGAATATAAGAATTACTTATCAACGGTATTAAAATATGAATAAAGACTTTTATAATGATTTTATGTCTCCTATACCAAAACATCTCACGCCAGAAGAGAGAGAAGAGTGGGAAAAGGAACTAGAGTGGGAGCGACAGGAAAGAAAAAGAAGGGAAAAAGAGGGTTTTTACGGAGAAAAACCCAAAAAGAAGGTTATTGGTTGGAAAACTATACAAAATTTATTTAGGAGAAAGAAAAAATGATATTCTTAATAGGAGGAACCGGTTATATAGGCAGCCAATTTGCCACAGACTTAGAAAGAAGAGGTATAGAATACCTGAATCTTTCAAGAAGCGAATATGATTATTATAATTATGATTTGTTTTTACAATTATTGAAACAATATAAACCAGATTTCGTAATTAATTGCGCTGGATATACAGGTAAGCCTAACGTAGACGCTTGCGAGTACTTTCAAGAAGAAACTTACAAAGGAAATGTCACTCTTCCCGCTGTAATTGGCAAGGCTTGCGAAATGACAGATACTCCTTGGGGGCATGTTTCGTCCGGATGCATCTATAATGGCTACAAAAAGGACTTTACAGAGAAAGACGACCCTAATTTCTGTTTTGATATGCCTCCCTGTAGTCATTACAGCGGAACCAAGGCTCTCGGCGAGCAAAGGGTACAGGAAATCGGCGGTGAATACTATATTTGGCGCTTAAGAATAGCTTTTGATGAATTCGATAACCCAAGAAATTACCTTACCAAGTTGCTAAGCTATCCAAGATTACTCGACGCTAAGAATTCTATTTCACATAGGGCTGATTTTGCTAAGTATTGTAATGATTTGTGGCTACATGAATGTGAATTAGGTATTTATAACGTTGTTAACACAAATGCCGTATCAACTAAACAAGTTACTGATAGAATAAACAAATATCTTAAAATTAACAAAAACTTTGATTTCTTTAAAGATGAGAAAGAGATGTATGAGTTTGCAGCTAATACCCCTAGGTCTAACTGTATATTAGATAATTCTAAATTAAGAAAGCAATTAGGTAAACACAACATTAAAGTAAGAACAACTCTCAAGGCGATAGAGCACGCGTTGAAGAACTGGACGGGAGAAAATGAAGATAGCAGTGTTGACAAGTCTTTTTGGGAGTGAGCACGATCTCTTTCCCTTAGCGAATCCATACGAAAGCGCAGATTACTACGCATTCGTCGATCGTGACCATCCGAATGCGGAAGGCTGGCGGCTAATTAATTCTCCTGACTTTTCTATTTGCGACTCTGTATACTATAATAGAAGAAATGCTAAAATATATAAAGTAGCCCCCAGTTTATTTTTGCCAGATTATGATTATTATATTTGGATGGATGCTTGTAATTGTCTTTCTATAGATCCTAAAGAACTAATAGAAGGATATGTGGGAGAATCAGATTTAGGACTGTTTGCCCATCCCCATAGAAACTGTCTTTATGAAGAAGCGCAAGTAATATATCAATATGAATTAGATTTACCTGAAATCGTACAAGACCAGATGAACGCTTATAAGATGTCACGCTTTCCTAGTAATTATGGTTTATATGAATTATCTTGTTTTATTATGAAAAACAACGAAACCACACGCAAGATGGGTCTCATGTGGTGGGAGCAAATCTGCCGTTTTAGTTCTAGAGATCAAATTAGTTTTCCTTTTGTCTTGGCACAAGTACAAGAGGAATTAAACATTTCCATTCTTCCCGGATACGTTCATCATGAAGATGGAAATAAGCTTTTCCTTTTCTTAGATAAACATGGACAGCCTACTGAATGGGCTAACCGAGCATCCCTTGTGAAAAGGCAAAATTTATAATGTGCAGTATATATTCGTCAAATATTGATCAAGATAATTATGATGATATTAATTTCTTGTTAAAGCCTAGAGGTCCAGATAATACGTCTATAGAGCGTGTCTCTCATGGTTTTACCCTAATACATAATTTATTGAGCATAACTGGGGAATATACTATCCAGCCCTTTATCGAAGATGATATTGCATGTTTGTATAATGGGGAAATTTATAACTTTAAAGAATTTGGAGATTATAAAAGCGACGGCTTATGTTTAATAGATTTATATCGAGAATATGGAGAACAATTCGTACGAAAGCTTGATGGCGAATTCGCAATTCAAATATTTGATTTTAAAAACAACAAAATTCTAATATCGTCGGATATTTTTAGGACTAAGCCTTTATTTTACTCTATAGATTACGACAAGTTTGGATGTAGCACTTTTCGGACTCCTTTAGAGCTATCTGGACACAAAAATATCAAGAAAATGCCGCCCAATACAACCAAGGTGTTTGATCTAAGCAGTCTGGACTTAATCGCTGAATATCCGATATATGAATTCGACTTGGATCAGAATAAAAATTATTACGATGATTGGAATATCGCATTTGAAAAATCTATATCCAAAAGGGTCTCAAATACGGCCTGTGAGGTCTTTATGGGCCTTAGCAGCGGGTATGACAGTGGCGCGATATGTAACGAGCTCATACGCCAATCTGCGCCTTTTAAAACGTATACTGTGATGGGGTCTGAAGACGAAAAAGTCATGAGCGAAAGATTCTTTATTTTAGATTCTAATGAAGGGTGTTCTTATGCAAAGCTAGACAAAACAACAGATAATTTGACAAGAAACTATGAGCATATTAAGAGGTATACTGATCATTTTGTTTATACCATTAAGTCTTCTCGTGGATATACTGATTTTATTAAGTTAATAGATGATGCTGGTTCTTCTTGGTTATCTTTCGTATGTGAAGAAGCTAAAAAAGAAAATAGAAAAATTTACCTTTCTGGAATGGGGGCGGACGAAATATTTTCAGATTATGGATTTAATGGTAAGCCTAAATTTAGACACAGTAATTTCGGGGGGCTATTTCCTAAAGACTTGACTACGATATTTCCGTGGAATAGCTTTTATGGTAGTACTATGGAATCTTATCTAGCTAAAGAAGAATATGTCGCTGGCGCGCACGGACTGGAAGGCCGTTATCCATTTTTAGACAAAGAGGTCGTGCAAGAATTTCTCAATTTATCCGAAGATATTAAGAACTACTCTTATAAGAGTGTTTTAGATAATTATTTATCAAAGCATGAGTATCCTTATGAAATCGGTAAGAAAAGGGGCTTTTAGGAGCGTAAGGGGTGTAATAATTATTATGTCGCACAGAAAACAAAGACATTACTGTAATGAAATTAGGGATATTTTCCCGAATCATTTCAACGGTAAAAAAGTTTTAGAAGTCGGTTCTCTAGACATTAATGGTAACAATAATCGTTTGTTCGAAAATTGTGAATTATTGAGAATAGATTTAGGTCCGGGCAAAAACGTAGACTTAGTATGCCATGGGGCAGATCTAGATCACCCAGACAATAGTTACGAAACAATTTTATCAACAGAGGCTTTCGAACATGATAGCAGGCTAGAAGAGACACTAAAAAATATTATCAGGCTTTTATCAAACGGGGGGTTATTCATCTTTACTTGCGCTGGCATAGGAAGAAAAGAACACGGGACAAGCGCGTATCATTCTTTCGCTAGCCCCTATACCCTAGATTTCTATAAAAACCGCTCAGAAGACGAAATCAGGCGAATAATCGACATCGACGAAACTTTCGAGACATACGAATTTCAATTTAATGCGACCTCTTCAGATCTTTATTTTTGGGGGATTAAAAAATGAATTTACTAATTACAGGTGGCGCGGGGTTCATAGGGACCAATTTTGTTAAGATGATGCTCAAAAAAAGGGCTGGTCAAAAATTAATGGTTGTTATGGATAGCTTAACCTACGCTTCGGACTACAAAAACATTAAAGAAGATATTTACGATCATCCCAAATTAAAATTTGCAAATGTTGATATAAGAGACTCTAGATATGTAAACGCTACGTTTGAAAAATATGGTATAACTCATGTTGTTCATTTTGCTGCAGAATCTCACGTCGATAATTCTATCCTTGGCCCAAAAACGTTTATCGAAACAAATGTGCTAGGAACGCTTAACCTTTTAGAGGCGGCGAAGACATACCAAGTAGAAAGATTCCATCACATTTCCACAGACGAAGTGTTCGGCCACTTGGGTGACAAAGGTAAGTTCTCAGAAAATACCCCTTATGCTCCTAGGAACCCATATTCTGCTTCTAAGGCGGCTTCTGATCATTTGGTTAGATCATACTACTATACCTATGAACTGCCCGTAACGATATCAAACTGCTCCAATAACTACGGTCCCTATCAGCATGATGAAAAGTTTATTCCAACAATCATCAATTCGATATTGAAAAGAAAAAAGATTCCCCTATATGGACAAGGTTTAAATGTAAGAGATTGGATTCATGCAGAAGATCACTGTAATGCGCTGTTAACTATTTTAAAAAAGGGCAAAGTGGGAGAAACATATAATATTGGTGCTGACTGCGAAATGAGAAATCTTGATGTAGTTAACTTAATATGCGAGATCTTAAAGGTAGAGCCTGACGACTGTATAGAATTTGTCTGTGATCGATTAGGGCATGATTTTAGATATGCAATAGATTCATCTAGAATCAGAAAAGAATTGAGATGGAAGCCTAAAATTTCATTCGAAAAAGGTATACTTAAAACCGTATCTTATTACAAAAGTAAGTATGATACTGAATTTAGAGACTTATAGTGTGTAATTATAATTAATGCCTACTAAGAAGACTAATTCTGATGGTAAGGTTAAGATCCGACGCGACCGAGAGTTTGCAGAACATCTAAACGAAACTGAAAACAAATTTGTCCCAGATAATCCAATCAAAAGACAAATTAAAATTAACCAACTACCGTGGACTGATAAGCAAAAAGAGTTTTTCCGAATAGCGCTAGATTATCATACTAAGATAGTCTTTGTTAATGGACCAGCGGGTACATCTAAGACTTTGTTATCGGTCTATTGTGGATTACAGCTTTTAAATATGAAAGCTATCTCAGATATTATGTATTTGAGATCCGCAGTAGAAAGTTCTGAATCTAAACTGGGTTTTCTCCCGGGGTCAGCAGACGATAAACTAAAATTTTATAACTTGCCATTTTTAGATAAATTAGACGAGCTACTAATAACTACCAAGCCCGAAAAGCTAGAAGAGGAAAAAAGAGTTTCCATGTTTCCAGTAAACTTCGCAAGAGGAATGAACTGGAAAGGTAAATGCATTATTTTAGATGAAGCGCAAAACTCTACCATGAAGGAGATTACGACCGTTCTTACTAGAATGGGTGAGGGGAGCAGATGCTTTGTATTGGCGGACCCTATGCAAACCGACTTGAGAGCAGACTATCAACAGGGAGCCTTCGAAAAGTTAGGGGGTATATTCTCCGATGAGGAAAGCATGAATATGGGGATTTATAATTTTAACTTTACTGAAGAAGATATTATGAGGTCTGAATTAGTTAAGTTTATCGTTCGAAAAATCAACCGAGAGGGAGAGAACCATGAGTGAAGAAGTAAAAAGAACTAAAAAAGAAATAGAAGCTGATTTGCTCTTAAAGCAAGCAGAGTTAGATCAGAAACTAGCCGAAATAGAAAAGACCAAGGCTGAGACAGAAAAAATGCAAGCTGAAGCCGGAAAGGCTCACCTCGAATATGAGAAGGCCCACAATAACAGGAGCAAAGAGCTATATACAGATGAAGAAAATTATTTATATAGATTTTCTAAAGACGTTTCTCATCACTCAGTTCAGGCCTGTATGAGTAAGCTTACAGAATGGCACAGAAAGGATCCAAAGTGCGCAATAGAAATTATCTTCTCATCTCCCGGAGGAAGTATTATTGATGGATTTGAATTATTCGATTTCATACAAGAGCTTAGGCAAAAGGGGCACAAAATAACTACGGGCTCCTTGGGCATGGCCGCTTCCATGGCAGGCATCTTATTGCAAGCGGGAGACGTAAGGTGGATCGGGCATCAAGCATGGATGATGATCCATAGGGCTGCATTCGGAGCGATTGGTAAAACATATGAGGTGGAAGATGAAGTAAGGTTGGTAAAAAGAATTGAAGGAAGAATTTTAGATATCTTTACTTCTAGATCTAACCTAACTAAAATTAAAATAAAAAGAAATTGGGACAGAAAAGACTGGTGGATAGACGCTGACGAAGCTGTATCTTTAGGGTTAGTCGACGAAATTCGAGCGATGATGCCTGAGCACCAAAATAATAAAAAAATAACAAAGAAAGTAAAAGCAAATGTACGGAAGACTAAAAGATCCTGAAAAATACGGAGCGTGGACTAGAGCAATTAAGAGTTGGCTTAAAAAAGCTTGGAAAAAAATTAGACATTATTGCTGTAGCGTGGGATTATGTACTATAGATAAGTGCAAATGCTCATGTCATGAGAGTAAGTAGCAAACATAAGTTTATATTCCTCAGTAATCCTAAGTGCGGATCTACAAGTATAGATTACGCTTTACAAGATTATTCTACCTTCGGGCACGAACACTGTAGGCCTGACGAAAACTATGTCCCTCCAGAAGACGGAGGATTTGATAATAGAGCAATACGACATATTAACGCTTACCAACTAAAAGTTTACTTTGATCACATGAAATCTACGGACGACAGTGATTTTGATTGGGAGTGGGATAATTATTATAAATTTACCACAATCCGAAATCCTTGGGAAAAAATGGTGTCCTATTATTTTCTCTCCAAGCCCGATAAAGATAACAACTTCTTTATGGAAGTGGATAAGTGGAATAAAGACACAGCATTTAGCAACGGATTTAATAGTTGGCTAAAGTGGGTTATATCCCTCCACGGACTCCCTTCTTACGAATACTTTTGTTTAAATCACGAAACGAAAGAAGAAATGATTGATGAAGTCTTTGACGTGGCCGAAATAAATGGAGGACTAATTACTAAACTAAATGAATTAGGATTGGATATTGAAGAAATTCCCAAAAGGCAACCTATGAGCTTAGAGGTAACTGCTTCGAACATAACGGAAGACTATTTTTCTTTGTATAATACAGAATCAAAAGAAATTATAGAAAAAGTGTATGCCTCAGATATAGATAAGTTCGGCTATACTTTTGGGGCTTAATTTAGCCGTCTTTCTATTAGAACTTTAAGTTCATGCGCTATATTATTAACCCTTATTGAATAAGCTCTGATCTCATCATCTGTATCTTTACAGTAATGTAGAGATAACTTCATAATCTCCTCAGCCTTTTCTGCAGCTTCCTTTTTAGCCAAGTTATCCATATCTTATTTTAGCCTAAAGTTAGAAAAAATTAATAAAATATTTCAAATATGTGGTATAATAAGTAGATATGTTAAAAATATATTGTCAAAAATGCGGGGGCTTAAATGCTTATGTCTCAGAAAAGCCAAAATTCTGCCAAAAATGTGGTAATACTTTCGGCTCAATAGGCGCACCAAAAAAACTTGAAAAACAGGCGCGAGCTTTTGCTGAAGATGAAGATTTAGAAATACATCATATCCCCGATATTGATGGATTGTTGGTAGACATAGATGTAGCCGGACCCAGTAGTAGCACAATCGGTAATATTGCCGGAACGAATAAAGAAGGATTAAAAATAGAGCGGAGAGAGTTATCTCCGGAAGAAGCCAATATGGACCCCGTGGCTGAGTTAAAAAGAGAAGGGTCAACACTAAGACAAAATGAATAAAAAAAAGCCTAGCAAAAAAGCTAAGGCGCAAGCAAAGAAAAAAAAGGAATTAAGGTTTGAGGACTGCTTAGGGATAATTAACGAAGAGATAGCGAAAAGGAGAGGAAAATGGAATTTATCGGTTATAGCTTGGATGGATTTTGAAGATGTATCACAGATACTAAGAATACACATTTATAGAAAATGGCATCTTTATGATCAAACCAAAAATCTAAAGCCATGGATTAGGACAATAATTGGGAATCAAATTAAAAATTTAGTTAGAAATAACTATACTAATTTTGTTAAACCCTGTGCTAAATGCGCTGCAGCTGTAGAAGAGCATGGTTGCCTAATTTATGAGCAACAGTGCAGCGCTTGCCCATTATACAAAAATTGGGAAAAAAATAAAAAAAGTGGATACCAAGCAAAAATGCCCTTATCTCTTGAAAACCACTCTCAAGAAGTTTATCATTTACCAACGCATAATGAATTTAATCTTGAGATATCTATTAAAAATTTAAATAATAAGATGCAGGAAGTTTTAAAGCCTCACGAATGGAAAATTTATTGCTATTTATATGTTGATAACTTATCGGAGTTAGAGGTAGCAAAGAAAATGGGCTACAAAACTTCAGAAAAGAATAGGTCCCCGGGGTATAAACAAATTAAAAATGTTAAAAAGAAAATCATATTAAAAGCCAAACAGTGTTTGGAGAACGACGAAATAGATATATATTAAAGTAAATTATGTCCGGCGCAAATTTAACAGAGGAGCAAAAGGAGGAAGTTTTAAAAGAGTGGGAAAAGAGATCTGATAATCCACCCTCACTTTTAGAACTAATTAGAATCGCTTACCCAGATCAACCACATTTAGACGGAAGAAGTAAAGAAGGAAAAGCGGTTAAAGCTTTTCTAGCGACGAAAGAAATCTCGCCCCTAGCATCTCATCAATACCAGCCTAAAAAGATCGAATTAACAGAGGAACACAAAGAGTTTATTCGTAACAATTTTCAAATGATGTCATCAGTAGAAATGGCAAGAGTATTGTTCAAAAATAACGAACTGACAAACCTTAGTGCGGAATCAAGAGCGGTAGACGAATACGTTAAGACTCTAAACCCTACTATCGCTTTTCGACCAGAATCGGAAATTCCCGATGAGGATTATAAACCCCCAAAAACTACCCACGCCGCCATAACGAAAATAAATACTTATGTTTTAGAAGGCATAGATAAAAATAAAATAACTCCCAGCGAAAAAAAAGGCATTAATAGTTTAATCGGCTATCTTCATACTTACAGATTCCTTCATCAAATAAATACCTATGAAAATCAAACTGTTCGAGAGTTATTTGAAAGTAGCTTTATTAGATATACGTGGGACAAATATGATCTAACACAAGAAGAAGTAGATCAATATATAGTTTTATCTGGTGAAGTAGTTATAGCCTCTAATATTCAAAGGCGAGTAGAAAGACTACAGCAGCATCTAGACGAGTCCGCGGAAGATTCGGAAGGAAGGCGTATAGCTATGTCTCTCGTAGAGTCCATAAGCACGGCGCAAACGGAATATAATCAGTGCGTCAATCGACAACAAAAATTACTCGAAAGCCTTAAGGAAAAACGTAGCGATAGACTTAAAAAGCAAGTGTCAGATACGGCGAGCATACTTAACTTAGTCGAGATGTGGAAGGAAGAGGAGTCTCGTAAAAAAATGATTCAAATCGCCGAATTGAGAAAAGAAGTAATTAAAGACGAAATCGAAAATCTTACTTCTATGGACGAGATGAAAGCAAAAATAATGGGAATATCACAGGGGGAAATTTTAGATGGTTAAATGTGCGATATGTAAAGAAGAATACGAATCCGATAAGGAACTGCATAGGCATTTGAGAAGTCACAAAATGTTATTGGTAGATTATTATCATAAATATTTTCCAAGGAAAGACCTTTACACTGGCAACTTACTAAAATTTAAAAACAAAGAATCATACTTTGAAAACGACTTTGATAATAAAACGCATTTAAAGAAATGGTTAAATGATCAAGAAGAAAACGTAGCAAAAAGTTATTGCGTAAGGCTTTTATCTAAAAGGGTGAGAAGGCTAGGCCTAAAATACGTTCCCACTGAAGTAGAACTTAAAAGCTCCATGATACCGCCCACATTATATCTAGAAAGAATTTTGGAAGGGTATTATTCTTTTTGTCGAGAACAGCTGTCTTTAACTCAAAAATTTAAGGCGCTCCCCAAGGGACTGGGTATGCCTCACGATCTATCCGAAAATAGCTTTAACGTATCTAACTTTACTATTTATGTAGACACTAGGGAGCAAAGGCCTTTAAAATTTAATTTTCCGATTGAAGTCAAAACTCTAAGTTTCGGAGATTACGCTTGTAGCGATAATAGAATAAGCGCGAATATTTATATAGAAAGAAAGTCTTTAACGGATTTTATAGGGACTATGAGCGGGGGGCTAGAAAGATTTAAAAAAGAAATAGAGCGATCTAAAGAAGAAAAATGCAAGTTAATTGTTTTGGTCGAAGAATCGTTAAGTAACGCGCTGTCTTTTAAATATTTACCATACATTTCGAAAAAGATAAGAGCCACGCCAGAGTTTATCTTTCATAATGTTCGAAGCCTATGTCAAGACTATGATAATATACAATTTCTATTTGTAAAGGGAAGAAAAGAAGCAACAAGGGTAATAGAAAAACTTTTTACTTACGGCTCAAAGTACGCACAATATGATTTACAATTAGCTTATGATAATAAGGAATTATAATTATGAATATCAATATAAAACGAGAAGAATATTTTGATCATCCCCATAATACGACGATAGAAAACGAGCGGGCTATAGAAGTAGTTATGGGACTTAGATACCTTAAAGAATGCGGAAAAAGCTTAACAAAAGATAGGATAATCGAAATTGGCTCAGTTATGCCTCATTACTTGAAACAACCAGTATCTCATGAAGTTTTAGACCCAGAAGACCCATACGCTACGATAGTAGATTTTGCGGAAAATCATAGCTATAAAGGAGATCATGTCTTAAGTATATCAACAATCGAACACATAGGAAAAGTGGGACCACGAGACCAATTTAAAAACGCAGAAGAAGAAAATTTGCCCTTGGGCTACAATTTGTTATGCAGAATCTATGAAGAAAGTAAATCATGTTTGATTTCTTGGCCGATAGGCTATAATACATTCCTTGATAATAGCGTCTTAAACTCTAAAGAAAATGGTGTTGAATTAAATTATTTTTTTTATATAAAAATGTGTTCCGAGCCCGAGCCCGTATGGGAATTGGAGCAAAGTGATGAAGGATTTAAACATTTTTATGGTACGCCGTTTTCACATGCGAACAGCGTAATTTTTGTCCATAACATGACTTCATAAATGTGGTACTGTCCAGAAAAGTATACAAAAGATATTCCGAGCGTTAACGGAGAACTTCTTAAACTAGAAGGAGACCTTAATACTAAGGAAGCCAAGATTTCTTTAGCTAAGTTCTTGCGAGCAAATCTAGGCTTTACCACAGAATTGATCTCAGGGATCAAACTCGCCCCCTTTCAAGAGATAACCCTAAAGGGTATGATGAATCGAAATTTTTCGATGTGCGTCTGGGGTCGCGGTTGCGGTAAAACCTTCATAGCTTCCATCTTTTGTTTCTTGCAGTGCATTTTTGAGCCCGGAACTAAAATACTTATAGCTGGCCCTACATTCCGTACCGCCCGTTTTATTTTTGAAAATTTAGAGAAAATCGTAGACTCAAAAGGCGCACAATTTTTAATGCAGTGTTTCGGCGCAAAGTCCAAACGGAATGATCAATTTAAGTGGGATATTAATGGGGGAACTATCACCGCTATTCCGTTATCTGGAGAAAAGATCCGCGGTTTTCGTGCAAACGTTTTGGTCTTGGACGAATATTTATTACTTCCCGAAGATCTCATTAAAACTGTACTTATGCCATTCTTAGTCGCTCCTCAAGACATGAAGGAGAGAATAGAAATAAGAGAAATAGAAGATAAGCTAATTAAAGAGGGCAAAATGAAAGAGAGCCAGAGAATGGTATTTGAAAATGATTCTAAAATGATTGCTCTTTCCTCTGCCTCTTACACGTTTGAAAATTTATATAAACAATATAAAGAATGGACAGACAAAATTTACTCTAAAGAATCTATAGACGCAGATTATTTTATTTCACAAATGGGTTATGAGTCCTTACCGGAGCATATGATTGATACGACAATTATCGAAGAGGCTCAAAATGGTGGCCAAAGTCATTCTAGTTTTTTACGTGAATATTGCGCTCAATTTACTGACGGCTCAGATAGCTATTTTAGCGCAAAGAAAATGTATGAATGTACTATCCCTGATGGAGAGTTACCCAGCACAAAAATAGTGGGAGACTCAGGAGCTAAGTATATTTTAGCTATTGACCCTAGTTTTTCTAATAGCCCCACTTCTGACTATTTTGCTATGTCTATTTTAGAATTGAATGACGAAACTCAACAAGGGACTCTTGTTCATAATTATGCTGTTGCTGGCGGAAATCTAAAGGATCATATTCATTATATGTATCATGTTGTCAAAAATTTTGATTTAGAAATGATCGTTATCGATAATGCAGGATATCAATTTATTGATAGCTGTAACGAAAACGCCCTTTTTAAAAAGGATAAAATTGAATTAAAATTCTTTGAGTTTAAAAGCGATGCGGACGGGGCAGATTATCAAAAAGCATTAACGAAAGTAAGAAGGCAATATAACAAAGAAAACCAAACTATAGTGTTTAAACAAGTATTTACTTCAGATTTTATTAGACAAGCGAACGAGCATTTACAAGCCTGTATAGACCACAAAAAGATTTGGTTTGCTTCTAAAACCGTCGCTAATCCGGAAGCTTTTAATCGGTATTCTGGCAAAAAAGTAACCTTAAAACATATCGGAGAAAAAAGCCTTATAGAATTTATAGAGGCTCAAGACGCATTAATATACCAAACGAAGAAGCAGTGCACCTTAATCGAAGTAAAGTCAACGGCTAGGGGTACACAGACCTTTGACCTCCCCTTGCATTTAAAACGCTCCACAAGCTCGTCTAGAGCCCGCAAGGATAATTATACGACGCTTATGTTATCTAATTGGGGAGTTAAAAGTTATTATGATATCATGTCCAAACCGCTTGACGATAATACTGGCACTTTTGTTCCAAGGATGATATAATTAGTGTAATAACAAAAAGATGAAAAAAGGTCAAACAAGGTTAAAACAGACTAAACCAGTAAAAGAAGAAATCGTTGCTACTTCTGCTCAACCGCTCATGACAGAAAGCACAGCTTCTTATTCGGCTCGGCCGACAAGGAGTCGCAGGAATAAAGCAGGAAATATAGAAAGAACGGACAGATTTAGTAATATTGAAAGCGGAATCGTCCCCTTTAATTATAGTACAACCGGATACGGCAGTAAAACATCTAATATTGACATTAGGGATACAGTTATGCTGTGTCAAAAAGCTTATTATAATTTTGCCGTATTTAGGAACGCCATCGATTTGATGACTGAATTTTCTATTAGCAAGCTCTTTATGAGAGGCGGAAGTAAAAAGTCTCAAGTTTTCTTCGAGGCCTTCTTCGATAAAGTCGACGTTTTGTCTTTAATGGATAGATTTTTTAGAGAGTATTACAGAAGCGGTAATGTTTTTGTTTATAGGTACGACGGGCTTATTAATAAAAAGGACCTAAATAGAATGAGTCAGACCTTCGGAGTGTCAAGAGCAAACACAAAGTATTCTATACCTCTTAGGTATTCGATTTTAAATCCTGCGGATATACAGGTGGGAGGAAATATCTCATTTGCTAATAGTCAATATTACAAGCTGGTAAATGGCTATGAATTAGAAAGACTTAGAAACCCAAGAACGGACGAGGATGCGAGCGTTTTTGAAAGTCTCCCGGAACAAATTAAAGATCAAATTAAACAAAAAAGCGCTAACGTGACTATTCCGCTAGAGCAAGAAAAAATTAACGCTGTATTCTATAAAAAACAAGATTACGAACCATTCGCTGTTCCCATGGGATACCCAGTGCTAGATGATATAAATTGGAAAGCGGAAATGAAGAAGATGGACATGGCTGTAGCAAGAACTATGCAGCAGACTATCCTGTTGGTCACCATGGGTACCGAACCCGATAAGGGGGGCGTTAACCAACGGAACTTGGCTGCCATGCAGGACTTATTTACAAACCAATCTGTAGGCAGAGTATTAATCGCGGATTATACTACAAAAGCTCAATTTGTCATCCCAGAGGTAGGGAGCATTTTGGATGCAAAAAAATATGAGGTAGTAAATAAAGATATAGAACTGGGATTAGGAACAATTATCACTGGCGGAGCAGAAAAATTTGCAAATCAAAGCGTGAAAGTAGAAATGTTCATGGCTAAGTTAAAACAGGCGAGAGAGGCCTTTCTGCATCAGTTTTTGATTCCCGAAGTCAAGCGGGTCGCTAAAGATTTGGGTTTTAAAAATTACCCTACTCCTTATTTTCATAAGCTATCTTTAAAAAATGATGATATTATGGCTCGTATATATGCAAGACTAATTGAAATGGGTATTTTAACTCCAGAAGAAGGCATGGAGGCCTTAGACACAGGAAGACTGCCGACAAATACAGAATCTATTGAGTCTCAAGAAGCGTTATTAAAATTAAAAGAGAAAGGCTTTTATGAACCCATGGTGGGCGGGCCTCAAACTCAAATGGAACTGGCAGACAAGCAGGCCGATGTTCAAATTGAGATGCAAGATAAAAACCTTAAGACTCAAGAAAAAATAAATCATGAAAAAGTAAAACAAGCCGAAAAATCTAGCAAACAAAACGCGTCTCCTGCTAAGAAGCCGGGGCAACAAGCGGGAAGGCCTTCGGGGACGAGCTCTCCGCAGACAACAAAGAAAGTTTCTCCGATCGGGGCCAACGAATCTTATTCAGTTCTTAAGGTTAAAGACAATTTCGCTTTAGCGGACAAGTTATATAGAAAAGTAGTCACCTCTTTAAAACGTAAGCATAAAATTAAAGAATTATCAGAAAGCCAAGAAGGTATAGCTTTTGAAATTACGAAAACGATTGTGGCCAACGAAGAATCTTCAAATTGGAATAAAAAAGTAAAAGACTATCTCAAAAGCCCAATTGACACCAACCCGGAAAGAATTGCTAAGATACAAAAAATATCTTATGATCACCAAGTAGACGATTATCTAGCCAGTATTTTATACATTAGTAAAATATGATATTATGTCCAGAAATAGAATTATACATAATGTCCAAGAGGTCCTTGTTGGTTCTCCAGACGGTGAAGATGATGCAATCGTAACGGGAATAATTGGGCATCAAATTTTAAAAAGATTAAACCTCGTTCAGTCTTTTAATTATACCGTCGGCACTAAAACAAATACGGCTGATGTCTTAGGAAAATCTGCTCCCATAGCGGAAAAAGTAGATCGGCCTCCGGACATAACATTAGATTTAAGCTATTATTTAGACGGAGTGAACAACGAAAAAAGGTTAGGGCTCACATGCGCAAATGGAGCAACTACAACAGACCTTTGGAATAAAAATATAATTCACGAAATAACTGATAATTCAAGAGATAAAGACAAAAGGAATATATATCTTATAGTTAATAAAAATGCTCAAGATATAAATAATCCGACGAAAGACTACCCTAGAGTAGACTACATGAATGACTCTACGCTCGAAACCCAGAAGGGCGATTTAATTAATCCAGAAAGTACGGGATATGGAGTGGTAATTTTTCAAAATTGTTATTTAGACTCTTACTCATTAAATGTTGAACCGGGATCTATGCCTCTTGTAAATATTAGTTATGTCGCAGATAACATAGTAGCTTACGCTTCTGGGAGTGGAATTAATATTCCTTATTTGGATTCG